GAGAAGAAGGATTCTTGCGTAAAGGTTACGTTAGATACAACACACTAGAACTCAAGATCTTTAAGTTGATGCAGGCTCGCATTGATACCACCAACGGTGGACTATTGATTGACTCCATTGACTATGCCGATAACTTCTTCCGCATTGGTACCTTTGCACAAGAGTCAACAGTGCCAGAGATTAACATTAACTATCCTCAAGCATCACAGGAATACTTAGGCTTCCAGTTCACGCTGACTCGTTCATCTACGGATGTTACCAAGGGACCACTCTTTACTGGTTACCAGATTAAGGCGCTACCTGCTATCCCACGTCAGCGACTTATCCAGTATCCACTGTCTTGCTTTGACCACGAATCAGATCACTTCGGCGTTGAGGTTGGCTATGAAGGTTCTGCCTACCAGCGTATGAGCCAACTTGAATCTATTGAAAACGTAGGTGACACCATCCGTGTTGAAGACTTTAGAACTGGTGAGTCCTACATCGGACTTATCGAAGAGCTTGATTTCAGAAATGCTACCCCTTCAGATAAGCGATTCTCCGGATACGGTGGAACGCTCTTAGTAACCATTAGGACGGTCTAATGCAGGCACAAGACTACGCTGCTATATCAGTAGCAGTATGCACAGTAATCGGTGGCTTTGCTACTGGCGTTCGTTGGTTAGTTAAGCATTACCTCAATGAACTCAAGCCAAACTCTGGCAGTTCACTGAAAGATTCTGTCATTAGACTAGAAGAAAAAGTAGAGATCCTGTATCAGATTATGATTCAAAAAGGAAGAGATGAACAACGATGAAGCCTGTTGCCAAGAGAGCCACACCTGCCGCTATTGCTGTCCTTCGACAAGCCACAGCGATAGCACCATTACGTTTGAGAGCATCAGATGGATTGCTCCCGAGCAATCACACATCCATCAGAATCCTAATTCAGATCACAATACTGGATATGCAGTAGACCTAACCCACGATAAGTTGGGTGGCATTGATTGCTTTGCTTTGTTCCAACAACTCAAGGCAGACAAGCGTGTTAAGTATCTTATTTTCCAGGGCAAGATCTGGTCAGCAGAACGTGCATCAGAAGGTGACCGTGAATACACAGGTTCCAATAAGCACAACAAACATCTTCACATCTCCATCAAAGACGGATGTGGAGACGACACTTCCCCTTGGTTCCCTTGGTTGGGTAAGCCAAAGGCTGTCGCAAAGGTAAAGGCTAAAGTTAAGCGACTACCTAAGAAGAAAGAACCAACAAGTCCAAAGGAGTAACAATGGATAAGAACAAGTTAAAGGCAATCGCAGCTACGTACCTACGTGCTGCAGTTGCATCAGTAATCGCTTTGTACCTTGCAGGCGTAACAGATCCAAAGGCACTAGCATCAGCAGCACTTGCTGCAGTTGCAGGTCCACTGCTTAAGGCATTAGATCCAAAAGCCACTGAGTTTGGTCGTGGGTCTAAGTAACCCATCAGCGCGAGGCAAACAGGAGGTCGGTCCCTACGGGGACCGGCCTTCTTTTTTTGTCCCTAAAATATGCCAGAGTTGCTATCACCTGATAGGTGAGTCTTTAACCTGTGACAGTTAGCGCACAGAGTTTGTAGGTTAGATGGGTCATTGTTCCATCTGTCACCGTCTATGTGGTCTACATCAAGCTGACTGATGTGTACTGGTATGAACCCACACTGTTGACACTCTGTGCCTTTATGTCTAGCGTATGGATAGATGGTGTTGTTGTAGTTACGTTTCCATACTGTGCGACAGCGATACCTACTAGACAAAGGATTGTTCTTATCTCGTAGTTTGATCTTGGTGGGGCCACAAATAGAGCACGTGGCAGTGCGTTCTTGTTCGTTATGGTCAGTTAGTTTGTGGTGCATCTTTGTCTGCTGGACAAGGGATAGTTACTAGGTTGCCACAATTAACACAGGTAGCATCAAGGAAATACCAGACCAGCTCGTAGTCTTCAAAGGAGGCCATAACGCTAAAGACTTGAGAGCCACACGGACAGACGTGAAGTGGTCCTAAACCCCGCAGATCGGTCCCAAAAGGCTCAGGAAGGGTATCTCTGCGCCATCTAAACGATGGCAGGGTTGGTAGACGGAACCGCAGGGTTACTGTACGGTTACTACTGGCGCGTCCCCCAAGGGACGCTTGCCGGTTAATTCGCCTCACGGCTCATATTGTAGTGCCTAGTAGGTGTCGCTATGCGACGACACGCCGAGGACTGGTATGCTCTCTAGTATGACAACAATCGCGGCACTTGAAGGTATTGATTACGCTGTGCTAGTAGCTGACTCACAGATTACCGAGGACAACCTAGTAACGTTAGCAACTAGTACGCCGAAGATTCTTGAGGTGGGTAAGTATCTCATCGGTATCTCAGGTGACACTAGACCTGGTGATATCCTTGCTTACAACTGGAAGCCACCTGTACAAAGGTGAAGACCCAGCACAATTTATGGGAAAGAAGATTATCCCAAGTATTATCTCAGCGTTTAACGATAACAACTACGACTACAACAAGGTGGACAAAGATGGTGGCTTCGATTATCTCATTGCTTTTAACGGTAATATCTTTCGTATTGCTTGTGATCTCTCTTTTTTCCAAGCAAATCACGGAGCGTACGGTATTGGTAGTGGGGGTCAGCTTGCTCTTGGCTACCTCTATTCAATTGTCAAACCTGATATGGAGTTAGCCTACGCAAAGAGACACGCCCGTAAAGCAGTAGAGATTGCATCAGTACTTGACGCGAATACTGGTAAGCCAATACAGTTAGTGGTCCAGGAAAGGATGTAGTTATGGAAGTTAATTCAATACATATGACAGATGAATACGCTGCTCATTACTTTTATGAGATGGGTTGGAAGGCTTGTCGTTTAGCATACAAGTTAGAAGAAGAGAAGAACAATGACAACAACTGACCCAAAAGAATTATTACTTACTGCACTACGTGCAGGTGATGCAAAGCGTTCACGTTCTACACAAGTACAGATTGGTCCATCAGAGGTAGGTGGCTGTCGCCGTAAGGTGTGGTACCGACTCAACGATCAACCTGAAACTAATGACAACGAATTAAAGCTCGCTGCGATTATGGGTACTGCTATCCACGCAGAGATTGAAAGAGCACTAGCAGATAATCCAGATGTGCTGATTGAAACCGAAGTTGAATACAACGGAATGAAAGCACACATTGACTGTTTCGTACCAGGTACTGGTGATGTGATTGACTGGAAGACAAGCAAGGTCCGGAACCTTGGTTACTTTCCAACCAATCAGCAACGGTGGCAGGTGCAGCTATACGGCTACCTCCTAGCTAAGAACGGCTATGCGGTCAACCGAGTGTCACTGGTAGCAATTGCCAGGGACGGGGACGAAAGAGATGTCAAGGTTCACACCGAAGACTACGATGAGTCCATTGCACTAGAAGCACTCGGTTGGCTAGCGGCTGTTAAGGAAGCAAAGGAAGCGCCAGCACCAGAGAAAGATGCAAGCTACTGCCAACACTACTGCAAGTTCTATGACGCAAGTGGGCAGATGGGATGCGTTGGTCTAAAAAAAGAACGTACACCAGTCAGTGATGTAATCATTGCTGATGAAGATGTTGACAAGAACGCACTGCTGTACTTACAGTTAGCAGCGCAGATCAAAGAGTTAGAAACACAACAGGATTCTTTGAAGGCATCCTTTGAAGGAGTACTGGGTACTACTAATTCAGGTATCGAAGTCAGTTGGACAACTGTTAAAGGTCGTGAGACAGTTGACAGTACAGAGGTAGAAAAACTATTAGGGTTTGTCCCTAAGAAGGTAGGAGCTGAAAGCCAGCGACTATCAATCAAGCAAAGTGGAGGAAAGTAAATGGCTACAGAAGGAACAAAGTTCCAAATCAATTACAAGTTAAGTGATGGAACTCTTATCAATCTTTACGCAGCAAATGTTCAGGAACTAGAGACAGGTCTAAACGATCTAGGTATGGTTTCATCTTTGATTAAAGCAACAGGTGCAGAGTTTGCTGGTGGAGCACCAACACCAACAGTTGCAGCAATAGCACAGCAGTTCAATACACCAGCTCCAACATCAATAGCACCACCAACAGGTAGCGGTAATACCTGCCGTCACGGTGCAATGACACTACGTTCAGGTGTAGGACAAAAGGGTCCGTGGTCAGGTTATATGTGTGCAGCACCCAAGGGTGCGCCAGATAAGTGCGACACTATCTGGGTTCGATAACTAATGCGGGAGCCAAGTCAATACGAAGCTCCTAGTTGTGCAACAATCGGTGGTGACTTCTGGTTCCCCGATAATGAATCTGGTATCCCTGGCGCATCTACAGTTGATGCTAACTTTGCAAAGAAGATTTGCAGTAGGTGTCCTCATCGTAGAGAGTGCGCTGAATGGGGTATTAAGAACGAGGCTCACGGTATCTGGGGCGGTCTGACGATTAGAGATCGTCAACGCATCAGACGTGAGCGTGGAATCAAAATCTATCAGGAGGACGACGTTGCTTAATCTTTCCCGCGCTTGGAGTGGTGTGCTTACCAAAGCAACACCGCTACCTGATGTGTGGAATGGGTTAGCAGTAGAGGGTATTAAGTTTCGCAGAGGCCAGGTATGTATGGTAGCTGCTGCACCTAATGCTGGTAAGTCTATGTTCTCCTTGATCTATGCAATCAAAGCCAAGGTTCCTACACTTTTCTTCTCCGCAGATACTGATACCACTACTGTAATGATGAGGTCTGTATCGCATCTATCTGGTCACTCACAAGTGACAGTCGAAGCAAACCTGTCTAACGATAGTAAGTATTACAATGCACACTTAGACAAACTTTCACACGTCAAGTGGGTCTTTGATTCTTCTCCAAACATTGATGACTTGGAGTTAGAGATCAGGGCTTACGTTGAACTCTATGGACAACCACCTGAGTTGATAGTCATTGATAACCTAATGAACATCACCGCTGAGACGGACAACGAATGGGCTGGACTTAGAGCAATTATGATGGAGCTTCACGATATGGCACGCAAGACTGAGGCCTGTGTGATGGTGCTCCACCACGTATCAGAACAGTCAGAGTATGGGTCACCTAGTAACCCACCTCATCGCAGAGCAATTCACGGAAAGGTCAGTCAGTTACCTGCACTGATACTTACATTGGGCTATGACCCATCGCAAGGAATACTCAAGGTAGCACCGGTGAAGAACCGCTTTGGCGCACACACTGCTGACGGCAGCAAGTATGCACAGCTACTGGTAAACTACGCAGCAGTACAGATCTCAGATCAAAATGAGTTCGGTTGGATGTTAAGAAAAGATACGATTGCAGGATACCAAGGAGGGTATAATGTCTGAACAAATGAGCGGTAAAAAAGACAATCCAGTTCACGAGAAGGAACTTAAGAATAGTTACCGAGACAATCTCAACATAACTGCGTTGCGTGAAGATGTTGATGCACTCAAGGTAGACCTGACCAACTTCGTTGGTGCCTTACTGCAATCTGGTATTGTCGAATTAGTCAAAGACGAAGAAGGTAACATCGTCTATAAGATCAACAAGGTTGTATTGGTAGATGAGTCAGTACAACAAGACTAAAGGTTCTCAGTTTGAGACAGATGTAATGAAGTGGCTACGTAAAAGCGGAGTCATTGCAGAGCGTCTGACAAAAGCTGGGGCAAAGGATGAGGGCGACATCGTTACTGTTATCGCGGGAGAAACCTATATCCTTGAACTCAAGAACAGGGCAACCCTTTCCTTGCCTGAGTTCTGGAGAGAAGCACAAGTTGAGGCGCTTAACTACGCAAAGGCAAGAGGTCTTGGGGAAGTCCCTCTGTCTTACGTAGTAGTTAAGCGTCGCAACGCTTCAATAGATCAGGCTTGGGTAATCCAAGACTTAACTCAATGGTTAAAGGAGAAACAGTAATGCCAGTACCAGAAGGAAACATCACAACATCAGAGATACTAATACCAGTAGTTGAAACTTCAACTACCGAAGATAACTACGATGAAAACCAAGCAGCATACGATGCAGCTATGGCTGATGCTTTAGAGAAGGCAAAGAATGATCTGCCAAAACTGTCTTAAAGGTGGGGAAGAAAACACACTTGCTCACTACAAGCGTGCAACTAATTGGCACGACAAGTGCGACTTTAAGGGGTGTGTATGCCAGCACAAGACTGGTCCAGGGTACGTAAAGCGGGAAAATACAAAGGTGCCGTTGATGCAAACACAATCCCCATAGGAGCAATCGTTTCCCACTATGGAGGTGAAGTACGTGAAG